GGATTTGTCCTACTGGTCCACTCATTGGTTGCACACCAAGTAATTCGTTGGCGATCAATGAAGGCATAACCCTTCTAATAAGAGGTAACATGACCTTGTTTAAAGAGGCAATGTTTCCGCTCATTGTAGAACCTGCAGACGCGGCTTCTTGTAATTGAACTTTTGCGTTCTCAAGAATCACATCCATAGTGCTCTTTTTTGATCCTTGAAGACCTTCTAGTAAGGCTTCCTTGGTTGCGGACCAATTTGATTCAAATAATGCTTCTGCCATTATATTCTCCTATTATTTAAGTCCGGCTAGTTTTCTTAACTCATCAATTTCAACAACTGCTGAGTCAGGTTTTTCTTCATTGGTGGAGCCGGTCTGCCCGTCCAACGATCTATTACCAGTGTGTTCTGATGTCACTGATTCATTGATAACTGCTTTCTTTGATCTAACTGATACTTCCTCGTTAATTACACTTGGAAGGTACTTGTTGAATGATTCTTCAAGTTTTTCAGTTTTCACAGTTTCAAGCAGTTCTGTCATTAATTCTTTCTTGTCTTTGCTTAAAGGAGCAAGTAAGTCTGTCATGACTTGATTTCTGTTTGCTCTATCCTGAGTAATTCTCAGTTTAGATTCAACTAATTTTTTATCTTCTGCAATTTTTTCTGCGTCTGCTTTAGCATTATTAACTTCACCTTTCAGTGTTGTTAATTCTGCTTTAAGTTTTCTTACTTCAGTATTTTCATTTAAATATGAAGTACCGTACTCACTAGCCATCGCTTCGAAAATTCTTCTGCCGAATTCGTTTTCACGAGCCTTAGTAATATCTTCTTTGAATTGCGATACTTCGTTTTTCAAAGCAGATGAAATAGTTGCTTCAACTTTTTCTGCGGCTCTTCTAATAAATTCTTTTTTAGCATCTGCTAATTGTTCTCTTCCTTCACGGACTAATTGAACTTTCTTTTCAGCAAGTTCGCGTTTATCTGCGTGGAATTCTTTAATTTCATCAGCCACTGCTTCTAATACAAAATTTTCAAGTTTAGCAAAATCTTCGCTTTGTTTTACTCTATCTTGTTTTAGTTCTTTGACTTCTGATGCTAATGTTTCTGTGATGAACTTGTTAAGAACGTCAGCATGTTCGCTAACTGCTCTTTTATAGTTTACTCTTTCGGCTACAGTTGCCTTCTTATCTTCGGCCAATTCTGCTAACTCATCTTTTAGAGAATCTGTTATGAACTTGTCCATGGCTTCAACAATTTGTTTCTTGTCATGTTCAAATCTTTGTGCAAACTCTTCTCTAAGTTCTGCTGTTAATTGTTCCTTGGCTTCAGCAAGGCGTGATTCCCATGCCTCTTGGATCTGAGACTTAACGTCTTCTGATAAGTTTCCAGATTCTAAAAGGTCATTAAATGTGGTTGTTTCCGCCATTTGCTATCTCCTATTTGAGTTCTAATTCACGTATAAAGTCATTCATCATACGTGCAAGGTGTATTTCTGCTTTTTTGTCATGTGTTGCGGATACAGCCATCTCATGGATTACTGCACCGCCTCTCATATTAAATAAACTTTCATAAATCGCTTTTGGGTAGGCGTCCGGGGCACTTGGTTGTGCCACAATATCAACGGTTACTATGTCAAAGTCACTAACTCTACCACTCTCATTAACATTACCACTTCCTCGGCTACTTACACCTAGTTTAGCACCTCCTGATAGTAATGTTTTAGCAATCTTACCCATTGGAGTATCCAATAGTTTAAGTTTGCCATATCCATTCGAGCCTTCGACTCGCATTTCTGATATCATATGACTGACACGATCTAAATTTATCTGTAGTTCTGTAGGATGATCTAATTCACCAAGAACAGTTTCGCCGCCATGTAATCTTTTACCAATGGATTCTACTGCTGTAACAATTTCATCTTTTGGATAAACTCTTCCATTTTGGTTTTTAACTTCACCTTGAATAAACAGTCCGCTCATGACCATGTCCTTACCTTCGTTGATTGATTCAACTACGATTTCCGCATTGTCTGGACTATAATATTCAAATAACTGTCTTGACATTTTAAACTCCTAAAATATATAAGTTAATTACTTAACTTTACCTGCTATTGGACTTTCGGATTTTTCACTAGACACCTTAGGTGCTGGTGCGGCCTTTGGCTCTTCACCGATGTTATCACTTGCTGGATTGTCCTTTGCTCCGCCGGCTTTTGATCCTTCTCCACCGTCACTACCAAAAAGTTCTTTTTCAGATGTTCCGAAACTTTCTTTCTTTGGGAATTTAGGTGATGCTGTGTTATCTCCACTTGCGTCATTTACAGGCTTTTGTTCTTTACTGAATTGAGTTGCTTCTTCCAACTCTTCTTCAACTTCCTCATCAAGGTCGATTTCTTCCTCAGCAACAGACTCCATTTCCATTTCGTCTTCTAAATCTGCTTCGGCGCCGTCCATGTCCATTTCTGGTTCCATTTCGTCTTTCTCTTCATCGCCCATGAGTTTTTCAAATTCTGCTTTTAACTCGTCAAGTTGTGCTTCAAGGTCGTCTACTCTGTCTTCAACTTCCTCGTCGTCTTTATCTTCTGACTCGTCGTCCATGTCCATTTCTGGTTCCATTTCGTCTTCGTCTTCTTCGTTAAACCCACTCTCGTCGGCATTAACATTTGCTTCTACTTCATCGTAAAAGTCTTCTGAAGGTGATCCTGCTACAGTTTCTTCTACAGCCTCATCATCTGATTCTTCAGCCTCTTCAACTGCTTCTTCATCTGA